TGTTGCCGCTGGCACTTACACCAAGGTCACGGTTGATGGCCAAGGCCATATCAGCAATGGCGACACTTTAGTTGCTAGCGATATTCCTGATTTATCAGCCGCAAAGCTGACAAGTGGAACAATCGGTAGCGCATTGATTGCAACCGATGCTGTCACCGCAGCAAAACTTGCGGATCAATCCGTTACCAAGTTTGGTGGTGCTGGCGCAACTGACAACGTCGTCACTTTCCCAGCCGGTGACTATAAAGGTCAGTTCTTTTTCGATGAGAAGAACGAAGATCTTTACGTCTTTACAGGTCAGTCATTCCTGCCGATCACGGTTATTAGCGGCAACCTTGTTAACGCTGGAACGTATAACGCGAACACGAACTTAGTTGGATCAGTTACAACGGCTGGTTCTGCTGCTGGCTTTACGGCTGGTGGTGCGTTGCCAGCACCTGCAACAGGCAACCTCAACTATTACGTGGTTGTCAGTGATTCTGGAACGGGTTCAGGCAATGCGCCTGCAGTGAGTTTGGCGCCTCCCGACATGCTCATATCTTTGGGCTCGGGAAGCGCGTTCCAATTAATCGATGTCTCTAATGCTATCGCTGGCCAGACTGCATCGAACATTTCTGTTGTCGCGACTGGCAATATTGCGGCAACAAACGTGCAGGCTGCATTGCAGGAGCTGGACGCGGAAAAGATTGGAGCTGCTAGCCCGACATTTACTGGCACGGTGTTGCTGGGCCAGAACGCTGTATTGGCGTTTGAAGGTTCTGCTGACGATCAGCACGAACTAACGATTACTTGCACTAACCCAACCGCTGATCGCACGATCACATTCCCGAATGTCAGCGGCAACGTTGTAACCACAGGTGATACGGGAACAGTCACCAGCGCAATGATCGCTGATGCCACGATCGTCAATGCTGACGTAAGTGCTACGGCTGAGATTGCAGTTAGCAAGCTTGCAAATGGCAGTGCCCGTCAACTGCTGCAGACAGCATCTAATGGGACAGACGTTGAATTTACAAGCAACGTTGATGTCCCTGGAACGTTAGATGTCACGGGTGTTGCAACGTTCGACAGCACATCAACCTTTGCGGGCAACGCTACGTTCAATGGCAGCCTGATTTTTGAGGGTGCAACGCCTGACGCGCATGAACTGACGTTGAGTGTTGCTGACCCAGGTGCTGACGTTACGGTCACGATTCCTGCTTCGACAACAACGCTTGCCGGTCTTGCCGTTACTCAGAGCTTTACGAAAGCACAGCGTGGAACGCCTGTTCCGTTGACCGATGCGGCAACGATTGCTGTTGACATGAGTTTGGGTAACAACTTCAGTGTCACGCTCGGCGGGTCAAGACAACTTGGCGATCCAACCAACGTGACTGCTGGTCAATCTGGTGTGATTGTGATTACGCAGGATGGAACGGGCAGTCGCACGCTTAATTATGCAGGAACAAAGTGGAAGTTTTCAGGAGGGTCTTCAAGCGCACCTCAGTTGACGACAACAGCTGGTGCTGTTGATGTATTGGCCTATTATTGCGAGAGCGCAACGCGCATCACGGTTACTTCGCTGCTAAACGTTTCATGAGTATTCCTGGTGCCGCAAGTCCGCTGTTTCTGGCAGCGACGGCTGCTGGGCCTGCGGGTGATTTTGAGATTTCCAGGTCGCTTAGATTTTCGTCAGGTGACTCCGCCTATTTATCCAGAACTCCAAGTTCTGCAGGTAATCGCAAGACGTGGACATGGTCAGGGTGGGTAAAACGAAGTGCTTTAGGTAGCCAAAAACTATTTGTAGCAGGAGCTAGTGGAACTGAAGGAGGAATACAGTTTTACTCGGGCACAGATAATACTGGTATTGAAGTATATGACTACAGTAGTTCATATATTACCCAACTAGATACATCTCAGTTATTTAGAGACGTATCTGCTTGGTATCACATTGTTCTTGCATATGACACTACTCAGTCAACTGCAGCAAATCGAGTAAAATTGTATATAAACGGATTGCAAGTTACTGATTTTGCTACTGAAACTTATCCATCCCAAAATTACGAAGGACATGTAAATAATAATATCGCGCATACGATAGGTGCTATTTCCAATCCTAGTGGCTTTTTAAACGGCTATTTAGCCGAAGTAAATTTCATTGACGGGTCTGCGCTTGACGCTACGTCATTCGGGGCGTTTGACGATAACGGGGTCTGGCAAGCCATTGACACGTCTGGGCTTACATTTGGAACGAATGGATTCAGGCTTAAGTTTGCAGATAACAGCGGCGCAACTGCAACAACTCTAGGGAAAGATACTTCCGGGAATAGTAACAACTGGACGCCCAGCAATCTAAGTGTCAGTGGTGGGCCTTTAAATAAAACTAGAGGTCACAACTATGACGATACTGCAGCTACTTACACTGATTTAGGGACTGTAAGTCAAGCAACTCCGGGCTCAGCGCCAACTGGAAACAGTGGCCACTACGAAGGCGCCGCAATGCGCGTTAATTCCGGTGGAGCAAAAGTCGTTACGACCAATAGTGCAGCCGCTGATTTTTTCATGGCTTGTTGGGTCAGGCTTGACTCATTAGTTAGCGGTCATCAGATAGGCGTTGACCTGTCGGACAATTACAAATATTTTGAAGTAAGATCTGACGGAAAAGTAAAAGTTAGACACAAAAGCGGGGGTGCAAACACTAGCGGCAGCTCTCATTTAAGCAATAACACTTGGCAGCACATCGCGCTATCAAGGTCTGGGAATACTCTTACTGGGTTTGTAAATGGTTCGGCTGTTGTTAACACTGATTGCGGCAATGTCACCTATTCAGTTAGCGCAAATGACGATTTTTTCTTCTTTGGGATAGGTACTTCAACAACAGGTTATTTAGTAGATGCAGTTATTTATATAGGCGAAGGACGTACGACAAATTTTACAGCGCCAAGTGCTCCATTGCTGACGTCAACTGCTGGTATCAACAATGTAGGAGGGATGTCTACATCTAATAGATACTATGCAAGTTCATTAATTGCGGTTGGGGCTGGCAACGAAGGAATTGACTCCCTAGTTGACTCACCAAGCAACGGCACTGCATCAACTGGCGGTGATCCCGGCGGATCAATTGTTGGCAATTATGCGACGCTCAACCCTCTAAATTTGCATTCTGATATCACATTGTCTAACGGTAATTTAGAGCTAACAAAAACAAACAATGCTTACAGGACTGCTGTTTCAACAATCGGAGTGTCTTCAGGTAAATGGTATTTCGAAGTCAAGCCTACTGCAAATGTTGATGGCACAATGTACATTGGTATCGAACAGATAGTAAGAATTGATAAACAAATTGCATATCAAAATGGCAACAATGGTTTTGCTTGGAGAGCAGAAGGGGGTTTCATTCAAAACGATGCTATGGGTTCAGGTTCAAGTTACGGAAGTGCCGGGTACACAAATAATGACGTTATCGGTGTAGCTGCTGATTTAGACAATGGATCGCTGACATTTTACAAGAACGGCACGAGTCAAGGAGCGGCAACAATCTTTAACGGAGGAACCTTGCCAAGTGGTACTTATTTCTTTGGCGTAAGTCCTTATGCTTCAGGCGCCACAGTACAAGTCAACTTCGGCCAACGTGCCTTCGCGTATGCCGCACCAAGCGGCTACAAGTCTTTAAACACCGCAAACTTACCGACCCCAACGATTGCGGATGGCAGTAAGTATTTTGATACGAAGTTATATACGGGTGACGGCAATAGCAGTAACGCACAGAGTGGCTTAAAATTTTCGCCAAACTTTTTATGGTTCAAAGGCAGGTCTGCTGCATATAGTCACGCATTGTTTGACACAATTAGAGGCGTTACTAAAAGACTAAAATCTGATGACGCTGAGGGAGAGTCCACGTCATCAACATGGTTAATTTCATTTAATAGCGATGGTTTTACAGTTGGCAGTGATGGCACCACTAACGCAAACAACCAAACCTACGCAGCCTGGGCGTGGGACGCTGGAACAGGTTCTCCTGTAACTAACAACGACGGCAGCATTGCTTCACAAGTAAGAGCCCAGCCAAGTGCTGGGTTCTCGATTGTTAGTTATACAAATGGTGATGGAACAGTTGGACACGGCCTTTCAGCACCACCTGAACTGATTATTTCAAAAAGACTAGACGCAACTTATACGTGGGGTGTTTATTCAAAGCCAACAACAAAAGACAAATACCTTGCTTTAAATTCCACTGCAGCCGCTGGTTCTTATTCAAACATATGGGGGTCTGCAGAACCTACATCTTCAGTATTTGGGACAAGTACTGCTATTGCTCCAAACAATTCAAGCATGATCGCCTACTGCTTCGCACCTGTCGCGGGCTACAGCGCAATAGGTTCATACACCGGCACAGGGTCCACGGACGGCGTTTTTGTTCACACCGGATTTAAAATTGCGTGGCTTCTTATTAAAAGAACTGACGCTACAAAATCTTGGCAATTGATAGACAATGCACGCTCTACTTTCAATGTAACTGACGACAGGCTTTTTCCAGACGACTATGGAGTTGAGTCAGACGGTAGTAATTTTAATTTAGATTTTTTGTCAAATGGTTTTAAATGCAGAACCGCGCATAACAGCACAAATGAATCTGGCGCTACATATCTATATCTCGCATTTGCTTCTAATCCGTTCGCCAGCAATGGCGGGCTTGCTCGTTAAACTCAGTTCATCACCTGCATCCTTATGGGCTATTACATCGGCACGCGCGGTCTACCCATGGATATTCCGTGGGAGCACAACGACGTTCAATACCCTGCTAACTGGTTACGCCTAAGCAGTTCACAAGATCGTGCAAAGCTAGGTATTACTTGGGGAGATAATGCTCCGGCCTATGACCAAAAATTTTATTGGGGTTGCGACGCTGACGGCAACTTAATTCCTAAGACCTATACAGACCTGCAAACCGGCTGGGTTGCTCAAACAAAGCACACAGCAAACACAATGCTGCAGCCTTCTGATTGGCGCGTAATCAAAGCCAAGGAAACCAGCAAAACAATGAATGCTGGTTGGAAGACTTGGCGTCAAACCATTCGCACTGAATGCGGCACCAAAGTCAAAGCAATTGAAGACTGCGCCAAGATTGGTGATGTATCGCCCCATGCTGATCTGGCACGGGTGCAAGCCTTGGCTGAATATGTGACTGGATCTGACTACCGTGCGTGGACTGCCGACCCAGACAACGCATCTGAATGACGTTTATTTTTGGTGCGCTAGCGGGGGCTGTGCTGACAACCCTTTTTCTAGCGTTTGATCCAGACGATGACCTTACGAGGATGAACGACGTGACTACTAAGCCCGATCCAATGATGTCCGCTTCTTACGGAGCCACTGACATTGAGGCCCAAAATAATAGAAATACATGGATGACCATGCTTTACATGCTGGAAGGTCGGGACAAGGCTGACCATCCAAAGCGTGGTCTTTACACGGGCCTAAACCGTAAGCACTCGGTTTGGCCTGGTAGTGACGAGAACTGAGAAACAGATTTGTAACTGTCCATTGACTGTCCCAGTTAATGTACCTACAGAAAACGTTGACTCTCTCAACAATGATCAAAGCATTCGCAGTGGCTGTTTCTGGTGTTCTCGCTGGTTCAGCTGCCTTGGCAGGCCCTTATGTGAACGTGGAGAACAATGGCTCTTACGTTGACGGGTTCCAAGGAAGTGTGACCGACATCCATCTTGGCTACGAAGGTGGCGAAGGTGCTTATGGCTTTTATGCCCAAGGTGGCTTTGCGCTAGTCGATGACACTGACGACGTAAACGCAGAACTCTCAGGAAAAGTGGGCGGCAGCGTGACCGTTGCTGATTCTGGCTTTAGCCTCTACGGCGAGCTTTCAGGCATTACGACCGCTAACGACCCTGTGTTTGGGACAAAAATGGGTGCCAAGTACAATTTCTAGGCTATAACTAGCTTAGGTTTCTCACACAGGCCGACAAGGGGCTCCCGCAAGGGGGCCTTTTGTTTTATCTGTCATCACCATGCAACGCTTCTTTAATCTGGCCGGTGCTCTTGGGTTCTTAATGAGTGGAACGATGGTTGTTGGGTCGTTAGTTTTGTATACCAAAATCCCATCACTGACAAAGCTTTATATCAGTGAGCTAAAGCTTGAACTGACTGAAATGGTGCTTGACATGGTCCCAGCAGTTGATGACGTGATGCCTGAGTTGCCATCAGAAACAGGCTTGCCAGTTCCAAGCAGCATCAAGTCGCCGTTCTGATTTAGTGCCTGAAATACCTGAGATTGGTGTGGGACGTATCGGCGTTCCAGAAATACCAACTTGGAGAAGTATTCCGCCGCAAAGCATTCCGTCTGAGCCGCCAGTCACGTTAATGCTGGGTTTTCCGGTTGCGGATATACCTGGATGCGTCGAGACAAGAAATGCACAGCCTGGCAATCCAGACGCTTACACAACAGATCCGAAGGGCAACTTCACTGTTTGCGATGGAACGATGCCATCGTTTCCTGCTGCGTTGGACTTTACGCCTGGAACGCTGACTTACGGATCAGCTAAGCCACCGCCAGTAGACCCAAAAGAAAAACCGGCTGCCTCGAAACAACCGGCTCGGTCCCCTTCACCGATGGCGTCCAATCCAACCGGCATTCCAAATGTAGACACAGAATTACCGTGTCCGCCACCAGACGCAATACCTATAGGAGCAAAAAATAAGCTTCAGACTGCTGTCATTACTGGGTATAAGCGAGTCGATGGAGAATGCAAAACCCAGTTCAAGTCGTTGGACATACCAGCGATTCTCGGCAACCATTTACCTGGCTCGCCTGTTGTGGTCACGACTGCAACGATTGCGGTTGTTGCGACAACAGCGGCAGTCTTAGCCAAACCATTAGGCGATATTTTGCTTAAAACGATCAAGCCGACCGTTAAAAAGACGATCAAGAAAATTAAGGAGAAGCTGGGGAAGAAGGTTGCTGTTGAGTCCGCTTGGCAGCGTCGGAAGTTTCAGCGGTCGTTGAAGAAGTAGGAATTGAATGTGTGTGGGGCGGTAAGACACCTGGCGGATTGACTAAGACGACATCAGCACAGATCGACGCATAAGGACTGGAAGGGTGGAAAATCACGCCTTCTTTCATCAGGTCAGCGCAGTTTCGCAACCTAGCTATTTCGTAATTGAGGCGTTTATCGGCAAGGCTGGCTTCCATAAGCTGCACTTGTTTTTCTGCTGCAGCGCGGCAAGTGCGGATATGGCTTCGATCTAGCGGAATCGAGATTTGTGCAGTGACGCCGCCATTGACTGAGAAGTTTGTTTTCTGACCCGTCCTGACTGGCTTATGAAACAAGACGCTGCCTGGGTTGTCAGGTCTGCCATCTGGAACGGGATTGCCTTCTGGGTCAAACGCACCAACTAAATCAAGCGTGTCATAGACAGGCTCGTTGTAATACCTTTCGTACGGATCAGACCAGCCAGTAGTTGAACTAAGGAAAGGGTTGATCGTCAGGGTTGCACCTTGGCAGCTAACGCCATTGATCACAGAGGTGAATGTTTTGCTTGGTACGACCTGGACAGCCTGGTTTGTAACCGATCCACTACTGTTTGCGACTGGAGCGGCAGTGCTTGAAACCTGAGCGTTTACCGGCTCAGCCAATAACAGCAGGGCTGCTAAGACACGCTTCATTGGGTAAAGGTGCTGGTGGTTTCTGTAAGTGATTCGATGTCAGTCTCTCTGTTTATTAACGTGTGATTTGTAAGCCCTGGAGCAGATAAAGTCTCAACAAAGCTAAAAGCAGCACCTTCGTTAACGATGCTCCAAGTTGGTCTTGATGCAGGGTCAAGCCCAGTCCACTTGCTTGAAATACCGTTCAAGGTATTGGTAGTTGTGGTCAAGCTTTGTGGAGCGAGACCTGCAGACGGTTTGATATTTGTGCCGCTAGCCGTGTACTCATAACCCGTACGATATTCGTAGGAGTTAATGACTTCAATAACCTTGGACGTTGTCTTTGTCGTGCTGGAAAGTGTTCCTTGCTGGAAGTTAGGAACGATTGGTACGGCTGCTGCTGGAGCAGCCAAAAGCAACAACAGCAGGATCCTCATCGAATAGTTAGCTCTTGAATAACTTGACCAATTGCAGTTGTACCTGCACCACCTGCAGTGATTGTGAGTGCCCCGTCGGTCGCGAGCGTACCGGCCAATGTGCCTGCTGTACCTCCGGAGGTAACTGTTTGATTAGAAAAAGTAGGCAGTGCAGGGACTACGCCACCAGTAACAGTTGTAGAGAGTAAAGCTGGAACATCATCGCCTTCTAGGTACGACTCTGAATACGAAAAGCTGTCACCAGCAGTAGTAATACTGTAAACGCCAGGAGTATACCCAAGAGCAGTGCCGGAAGTAAGTGTCCCCAGCTTAGGAGCAGTACCCAAAGTGACGTTAGAGCCAGATACTGAAAATGAAGACGGTTGCCGAATTGACTGGGACGCTGCTCCATCAACAGTTAGCGAGATTGAGGATTTAATAGCGTGCGTAATATCCGCTGAAGCAGGACTTACCGCAAAAAACGTTAGGCACGATACAAAGAGAAAACGTCTCATTTGGGTTTGGACGTAGGAGTTTGTTCTTTGATTGTAGGCTCTTCTTTTTTCTTTTTATTGTTGCCGACAGCTAGGCCAAAGGACGCTGCCGTGCCAGAAAGAATGGAAGCTGGGTAGGTGGGGTCAAGAGACTGCTTAAAGACCCCTAAGTAATTTGCGGTCAAGATTGCCATTGCCCAGCCGAGCAACACAACTTTGATGACATCACCTAATCGTGAGTTGTCGTTTTCTTGCTCCTGCTTACCCTGTTCTTCTGCCATGATGTGCGGTAATTAGGTCGAAAAGTGTGGTAGAGGTTTGGGCGGCTATAGCTGGGGCAAGCGTGGGGGCATGTGCCCTGGCTGCCAAAAGCGCAGGCCGCGAAAGCCAGCAGGGTCGTGATTCGTTGGTGCGCCTCACAAGCTCTGTAGACAATTTAAGTGCTCAAGTCGATCTTTTCCGTAGAGAGCAGACCGCCATATCGACAGAAGTGTTTGCCAGGCTTAGCGACGCCGAAAGAGCGATTGCTCGTCTTGAAGGGATACAAGACAGACATTAGACTTCTGGCACATACAGTGCCGTCATGGTTTTACTTCTAAAGCCAATCCTGTTTAGCTTCATCAAATCAAAGGCCGTAAAACAGTTGCTGTTGGATTGTCTGATCAAGATCAGCGAGCAGACTGATAATGAATTAGACGATGTCGCGTGCACCTATTTGAAAAATTTGCTATTTCCTACGGAGCGCGTTGAAAAATAAATGTGGGTTTGGGTTGTAATTGTGCTTTCTCTACTCCCTTTCTTCCATTGGTTCCGTGGCACTCCTCATCAACTTGCCGCTGTTAAAGAGCTTGAAGAATCCCTGCCTCAAGAGCTACTTGAGGAAGATGCCGCCTGGGTAGATGCGTGGAAAGCATCAGGCATTGCTCAACAGGTCTACATCCCTTCCTTGATCCAGCTCGACAACGCCAGCGGCCAGGGTTATCGAGAATGTTTCTCAAGTGCAGCCGCAATGGTTGCAGCGCATTTTTCGCGCGTCAAGACAGATGATGAGTACAACAAAATCCGTGACAAGTTTGGGGATTCGACCTCTGTTGAGGCACAAATAAAAACGCTT